GATGACGTAGGTTGAATCCATCAGATAGTGACTTGGCTTGTTCCTGTGTTAAATCTTGAGCAGTTTCGATGATGCCTGCGGTTACTGCACCTTGAGCAAAGAATCTAGATGCAAAGTTCTGTAATGCAATGCCCAATCCAAGATTGTCTTTAAGTTCAGATACACGGCTAACACCACGATTTGCGCCAGCCTTGCGAATTTCGGTTATGTGAATAATTTCATCTTTGGCGATTGGTCGTGAATAGTCCTCGTTGTAAACATAATAAAGTTCACGGGTGCGCTCCATGCGCTTAACTTCAACCTTTGTTGGGTCTAGAACTACAAGGTTTGCGACATCGCCATTTGAGTCACGAAATATCCGAGTGAATGAGTTGCCATCTAAAAGTAAAGAAACTAAAACCTGTTGATAATGCTCTGCGCGTAGCAAATCAACATCTGGTCGTTGCACCCATGCTGGCTGCGGTCTGAATGGGTAACGGTCACCATCGCGGCGAACGAAACAATCCACTGGAAGTGTTGAGATTGTGTCAGAGATTAAAAGCACTGCTGAATAAAAAGCGTTTAGTTTCATCGCGTTCGACTGATCGACTGGAACGCCTGCCTCTGATGCGCTTACGAAATCAGCACCAGAACCCCAAATCTTTTGATACGAGATTGAACGCTTATCGTTGTTGCCTAAATTTCCTAGCATTAGTTACTTCTCTCTATTGCAATTCCAACTAAAACGCAGGATGCGCCAAAAGCAACTATGCCTAGTGGCAGACTAAACAAACCTAAACCTATTGAGATTGCGGTTAAACCAATTACTTGCAGAATGCTGGCTAACACTTAACTCCTAGAAACTAAAGAACTGCGGTACGACTGGTTCCTCAACAGGAAGTGTCGCTCTGCTAAATCCAATAATACTAGCAACTGCCGCATCTATCTTGCGTGGCGAGCCGCGATGCTCTTTGACAATTCGTGGCCCTAAACGGTCTGTCTTGATAACTGCGTTTTGTAAATGCCTAGTTATTAACGGATTTCCGTCATGCGTTAATTTTGCGTTCACAACTGCATCGTAGAACTGCGCACAAGCAGGAACCATGCGACTTGCCGATGATGATGCAAATTCCACAACTGGTAATCCACGTTCATCTAAGACTTGCATTGTGCGTTGCCATCTGAACGGGTCGCAAACAATTTCCTTTACATTGTGACTAGCGCAAAACTCAATAATTGTGTTTTCCACATCTAGTTGATCTACGCGCCAATCGTCAGGATCGCTAGGTTGCTTTTCCCAAGCCTTAACCATAAAGACGTGAGGATTCTGTTCTACGGTCACGCCAACTAAAACGGTGGCATCGCCAGAGAACGAGCCGTCAAATCCGAGTATGACTGGCTCTGTGCCTGTGACTTCACGTTCTATTGCCAGTGGTTCCCATGAGCCATTAGGCAGCCAAGCATTTTGACTTGATACCCATTGATTGCATCGCTTAGTTCTAAATTCAGATTCAGGCGTTCTCTTAATCATTGATTCAAAATCTCGCTCATCGTTTAAGTCGTTGAATCCCGGATTGGCTAACTTCCAATTTGCAGGGTCGCGATGGTCTGACTCATTGGGTGCTTCCCACCAAGCCATAAAGAAAGATGGGTCATCGATTTCGCCTCGAACTACCTTTTGCCCATATTGATATAACGAGTAGCAGATTGAATCTTGTCCAGTTGAATCTGCCTTAACACCTGCGGTTGTAATTGCAATCAACATTGGTTCACGCCTTGCACCCATACCCAACTGCATAACATCCCACAGTTCACGATTCGGCGCGGCATGTAATTCATCGTAAATAACTAAATTACTATTCAATCCCTCTTTTGAATAACTCTCAGCAGATAAAACACGATAAACAGAACCCGTAGATGGAACTTCAACGGCATCTCGATAAACCTTGCAAAGTTCTGATAATTCTTGATCGGCTTCAATCATTCGCTTGGCATCACCGAAAACAATCTTGGCTTGGTCTTTATCAGCGGCGCACGAATAAACTTCATTACCATTTGGCCCCATAATCAATGACCATAAAGCAATGCCAGAACCTAAACCAGATTTACCGTTTTTCCGGGCCATACCAATTAGAGCAGTGCGATGTTTGTATAAGCCGTTATTGCCAACTGCAAAAAGATGGTTCAATAAGTTCTCTTGCCAGTCGCGTAAAACTAATGGCTCACCTGCGCCACCAGCGATTGTGTCTTTTGTCTGCGTAGCAAAAGCGTTAATGAACTCTGATGCTTCCCAACCACGACTGCGTTTTAGTTCATCATCTGAAACTGGTGTTAGCCAGCGTGGCGGCCAACTACTGATTTCGAGTTTCGACACGATTGCGCAGTTCCTCTATTTTTGATTGCCGTCTAACTTCAGCAACTCCCATGCGAGTTCTATCAACTGGAGTGAATCCAAGTAGTGAAAGATTCGCGGTTATACATTTATCAAGTTCGCGTAATGCTTTGCGCTCACGCCATGCTTCAGGATTGTTCCAAACTAATGCGCGAAGTCGAACGCGCTCATCAATCATTTCGCAAGTCATCAGCAAAAGTTCAGCATCCGTGTTTTTAGAAATCCAAGTTTGACCTAATGCCCAAACGTTATTCCAAAGAGTTAGACCTGCATCGAATAATTGACGGTGAGGTTCTGGTGCTTGGTCGATTGCTGGCAATGCGATCACCTTTGCTGTTTCAGGAAGTTTTTGTTTTCCCGGATTTCCAAGTTTACGTTTTAGTTCAGTTGGCTTCGGCGGATTTGGCATTATGACTCCGGTACGAATTGTGCGCCACAGTCAGGACAAGTGACTGGTTTGCGCTTAGGTACTGGAACTTCCTCTGTCGGCGGTTGCAGTTTTTCAAAACCGACATCATCAAGTTCCCAACCAACTGCATCAAGTTCAATCAACTGATTAGCAAGTTTATCGGAATCCCATTCAGCAAGTTCAGCAGTGCGATTATCTGCAAGTGCATAAGCACGTTGCTGTTCCCAACTCCAACCACGCGGAACAGATGCGACAACAACTTCATCCCAACCGAGTTGCTTGGCTGCTGCCAAAGTTGCATTGCCAGCCAACACGATGTTCTCGCCATTTACAACGATTGGCTTGCGCTGACCAAAGCGAGCAAGCGAACCAGCGATTGCATCTAGGTTCTTTTGACTGTGCTTTCGCGCATTATCTGGGTCAGACTTCAATGTGTTGAGTTTGACGGTTTTGATTTCAAGTTCCATAAAACAAGTGTGCCAGAAAACGAATCCAAAAAAGGTTCTGAACTTCGGCGATGTGTAAAAGACTGGGCGCGGGGTGTCGGTGACGGAGATATATAAGAAAAAAACCCACCCCCCATTGATTACGGCAGGGGGTCAGGCTATTGGCTTGTTTCCTCTGCGAGAGTTGCAGGATTTATGTGCAGGCATTAGTGGACTCTCGGGGTTTCCGGGTTGAACGTGGTCAGCCGTGAATGGGTCATTAGGCCGATAACCCTCACCACATAACCAACAATGAGTTGCTGAATCTCTTACTGCTTTTGCTCTTGCCTTGTAGTCACCGCGATAATGTATGCGTTCTGCCTTACGAGCGTTGATCTTGGCATCCAGTATGCCTTGATGAATCTCGCATCTGTTTCCATTACGAGTTAATGTTCCGCATTCGAGGCAAGGCTTGGCGAATCCCATTTATCCGATGTGACCAGTGTGATGGGATATGAGGGTATCTATGGTGCCTCTTGTTGCTGGGTCGTGCATCTGTGCGATAGACACGGCGTACTTAGATTTCAAATCGTGGTCTTTGTTCCAGTTCTCGTCATACTGCATAGAGGCTAATGTGCCGAGTGCAATCTGCCCACCTGAACCAATAGCCCAATATGGCGCGGCTAACGTAACGCTTTGATTGCTGGCGATGTAGAACGCTTTGCCATGAGTGATAAGGATTGCCTCACCATCGTTGTCCTCTTTAGGTAGAGCGTTCTGTAAACGTGGAACTACATTGAGAACTATCCATCGATACCAATCGTCTAAAGGTTTGTCTAACAAAGTCTTAGGAACTTTAGGATATTTGATTCCATAGGCGTAGATGTCGCAGGTTCTAGAGTCACCCGATGCACCAATGAGCCAAGTACCTTGTACAAATATCTTTGGCATATCGTGATGTATAACGTCTGATGTGACACCACGATCTGCGCTCATCGCAGCGTAGTTGCTACCTGTCGTTGTAACTATCGTTGTCATTTGTTATCGCGTGTTTTCCGTTTCGTACTAATTCTTTGGCAGCAGTCCAGCCTGCTAGGTAATCTATCGTAACGGCGAAGTTGCCTAAAGCCCGATGAAACGCCAATGCCTCAATCTCGGCTTCCATAACGTCAGCAATAGCATCTCGGGCAATCCCAATAGTTACAGATGTTCTGGCTATTGAATCCAGTAGTTTGTCTTGATCTGCATCTGGCCTTTGTTGTAATGCTTTGGCAATCATCTTGGCTCTGATGTATTGGCCGATTGTGTCTTGCCAGTTCACGGTCTAAGGCTCGTCTTGTCTATGCCAATGTTTGCGGCATCTAAGCAATCTGCATAACTATCGTGGTCTTGTGTTGGACATCCAGATCTGCAAATACCATTCGGCTTAGGCTTAGTCATTGCGTTGTAACCAAACTAATAACATCACAAGTGCAGATCCAACAATGAAGAATGTTGTTATATCCATTCGTCACCATCTCCATCTAGCGCATCTTTTAATGATGCAACAATTACATCAATATCAATGAAAGTGTTTGTTTGTCTAATAAACTTTAAATCTTCAATTATCTGGCGCACTAAAACTATTGCTTCGCGCATCTCTTTGTACTGAATTAGATGTTCCATTAGTCATCCCAACTATTCTTGAGCCAGCCTTGCTCTAATGCCAGTCTAGGGTTTTGTGTAACCCAAGTGTGACAGGCGCGACAAAGACACGCCAAGTTATCTCTATCTAGGATTGAGCCACCTCTGGCGCGAGTCTTAATCTCATGCACATCTGTTGCGTATTGGCTGGCACAACGCTCGCACATAGGTTGATCGCGTAATAGTTCAGCGACTATCTTTCTGCGCTCTATGTATAACGTTTCCATCTTTTTACTGCGATGTTTCATAAATGAATTGTGCCACCTAGTAGGCAGGTACTAGGTGGCACAGTGGGTAATCAGAGAGGTTGCTCCCTAATCTACATCATAAAAGTTATGAAATAACTCCTCGTCTTGTGGTGTGTTGCGCCTTAGTGCTTGGTGCATTCGAATATGTCTAAACGCCAATGAATATCCATAAACAAACGATCCTGCGACTATGGTCACCAAAGACAATGTCATGATGATTAGCCATACCCAACTCATTAGAACGGAGCCTCTACTGATCTGGCAGGCTTTAGAACCTGCGCTAAATCTGTTGCTTCGATCTCAACGGCAGTTGCTTTGCTGCCGTCTTTTGCTTCATAAGAGCGAATGCGCAATTTGCCTGAAACCATCACGGAAGTTCCCTTGCGTAGTTCACCTGCTGCATCAGCAAGCCCACGCCATAAGACAACATCGACAAATGTAGTTTCCCCATCAGTCCATTCACCATCTATTTTCTTGCGTTCGTTACAAGCGATTCTTAACTTGCAACGGGATAAGCCACTATCTGTGACTTTGAAATCTGGTTCGAAAACTACGTTTCCAACCGCTACTACATTTGGCAGTGCCATCTAACTTGCTTTCCTTTCCTGTTCTCGCATATTGCGTTTTTTAATTGCATCCTCACCAATCAACCAGTAATTAGTGGAATACAAAATTGGCTCGGGATTGATACCCCGTTCTTTCTGAATCTTTTTGCGATCTGCTCTAGTAAGTCCAGCCCACCATCCATCGACATCGTGATTCAATGCGTACTCTCTGCATTTGGTGTAAACCTGACACCTTGAGCAAAGACTCATAATCACATCGATTTCGTTTTGTGGTTGATTCTTTTCTGGAAAGAAAATCTC